GGTTGCTTTCCCAACTGGAGGAGCGGTAGTCAATGGCCTTTGGTAGAGGCAGGGCGGTTGCCGTAAGTTCCCCCGAGCCTCCGCGCAGATCACTGGTTGCTTCAGCTATCAGGACCACATTCAATGACCTGTCCTACAGTGCCTGGAGATGGCGCGATGAGACATGGCAACGGGAATTGTGGCGGCTGTATGACATTGTGCCGGAGTTCGGGTTCGCTGCCCGGTGGGTTGGACAGTGCTGTTCGCGAGTGCGAATTTATGTAGCAAAGGTCGATGAACTCGGCCGGGTCCAAGGCGAAACCAAGAATCGCAAGATCAATGCTCTGGCTGATACCTTGCTTGGTGGTCCAGCTGCCAAATCTGAAGCTCTGCGCTCCATGGGCATCAACCTGACAGTCGCTGGTGAATGCTACGTGGTTGGCCGTCCTGACGAAGAGATCGGCCGAGACGAGTGGTTCATCCTCTCCAGCAATGAGATGCGTCGGGTGCAGGGCGCCAACGGCGAGTGGCAATGGGCATGGGGATTGCCCAACGGAGAACGGTTCCGATTAGACTTGGAACGTAACGTCATCACCCGTGTGTGGACGCCACACCCCAACCGTGTCTGGTCCGCAGATTCCCCATCCAGATCCTGTCAATCGGTTCTCCGGGAGCTGGAGCAGCTCACCAAGTACATTTTCTCCCAGATCGACTCCCGCCTCATTGGCGCCGGCATCCTGATCATCCCCAACAACCTGGACCTGCCGCAGGAGGAGAACACCACCAACAACGCCGAGTCCCTGATGGTACGCCTAGCTACAGCTGGTGCTGCCAGTCTCCGGGGTGAAGGCTCCGCGCTTGGCGTCCTGCCACACATTGTGGAGTCAGACAACGCAGATGGATGGAAGCTTCTGAGCTTCGAATCCGAACTCAGCAAACAGGCCATGGATCTGCGTAAAGAGGCCGTGGAACGGCTTGGCGTTGGTATGGACATGCCGCCCGAGGTCCTGAGTGGATCCGGGGCTGAGAACCATTGGAATGGCTACTTGATCGAAGGTCAAGGCATCAAGGTCCACATTGAACCTTTGATGAACCGGATCTGTGATGCGCTTACTAAGGCGTATCTGATACCGGCACTGAAGTTGATGGGCGAAGATCCTAGCCGCTTCACCTACGACTTCGACACCAGCCCTCTGATCATTCGACCACAGCGGGTTCAAGATGCCTTGAACATGTATGAGAAGAACCTGCTTAGTGGTGAAGCTGTTCGTGATACTGCCTACTTCAAAGAGTCCCAAGCGCCTAGCCCAGATGAGAGTACTAAGCGACTCATCCAAGAAATCCTGCTCCGCGACCCACAGTTGCTGCAGAACCAGGCCGTACGTGAAGCTGCCGGCATTACCGAGGATCAGATCCCGCAGTCAGCAATGATCGCCCCAACCCCACAGAGCCTTGCTCCCGGTGGTGGTGGGGGCAGTGGACCGCCTCCCCCCCCGCCCCCACCTACCGGAATCCAGTCTGAGTTACCGCCACCGATGCCTAACACCATCGGCAATGCAGCTACCCCACCTCCACCTCCAGGTGGTAATGGAACAGGCCCACCAACCGGAATCCAGGCTTCTGCTTTCACGACGCAGGAGATGGGCGTCGTGGTCCTTGCTGAGGCAACAGTTCGTCGGGGCCTGGAATTAGCCGGCAAACGACTGTTGGACAACCACAATCGCAACCGTTGGCCGGATGTACCTCACTTCGAGCTGCACACCAGGATCAAGGTCCAGGACCAGGCCCATGCCAACCGACTGCTTACCGGCGCCTGGGATCAGTTAGCGGCTATGACCCAGTTCTTTGCAGATGACTTTGATACCGAAGGTCTGCGAAGTTCCCTATCTAAGTACTGCTCGATTTTGTTGGTCCGTGGCCTGGCCCATGAGCCATCAAACCTACTGTCCATGCTCCAGTCCGATGGGGTTGTACATGCCCCCAAGTAAGGATTCCGAGCGCTCCATCTATGACGCTGCAAAGAGTGGTCTGCAGCGGTGGTTGGGACGCGCCCGGGAAGTGGTCATGGCACCTTGGCGCAAGTTTCAGGCGCAACCTAACCCAGATACGCTCAGAGCAACGGTGCCTCTGTGGCAGGACCAGGTTGACCGGATCCTGGAGGCTTTGACCCCAGCCTTACGAGAGGGCTGGGCAGCTGCCAATCTGCCCGGAGATTACGACCCCCAGAATCCCTACATCCGAGCAAATCTGGCGCTCACCTACAACTTGCTGGTCCGGATACCAGACGAAGTTCACGCCATGGTTGTTAAAGAGATTCTAGAAGGAACCAATGCGAGCGAAAGTCTGGAACAAATAGCCAATCGAGTGGACAATGTGCTCACGTATACCGGATCAGAAAATTGGGACGGTAGAGCCCGCTTGATTGCTCAAACAGAACTGACACGTCATTATAACAGTTCTACTTTGGCCCATGGACTTATCCGTGAACAACAGGGACAACAGGGACTGACAAAGGAATGGGATACCACGATGGATGGCAGGGAAAGGCAGGCACATCGGTTTGCTAACTCCCAGGTCCAGCCTCTGGGCCAGCCATTTATTGTGGATGGAGTTCCAATGCTCTTCCCTGGTGATCCTACAGCTCCACCAGATCTGGTTTGTGGCTGTCGATGCGATTTGATCATAAGGACCGGATCATGACCATTAAATGGCGCGGGATGATTGCTCCGACCGAGGTCCCCACGGGGGACGGTCGGATGTTCGCGGCTGGGAAGTTAACCAGTCGCCCCTTGCCCATCCCTCTGCTGGTGCGTTTTGGGTCTGGTGGTCATGAGGGTGCCACAGTCATCGGCAAGGTAAATAACATATTCCAGGGTCCTGGTGGGTATTGGGCTGATGGTGAGTTCCTAGACCCGGAGATGGTTCCTGAGGTCCCTAAGGCCATCTACATGCTCCAGAACAAGGTCATGGGCCCAAGTGTCGACCTGGACCGCGACTTCACAGTTGAGGCAGTCAAGCATCCCACTCGCCCGGATAAGAAAGCCGGCCTGTTCAACGAGTACAACGTCATTGGCGTGACCCTGGTCCCAATGCCAGCCTTCCACCAGGTGCATATGAGTGTGAGTACTCCTGAAGAAAAGGCGCTACTGGCCTCCATTGGCGTGGACACCAGTGACTGGGGCCTGTTCGACGTGAACATCGATTCCTGGAAGTCCTGGCCGCTAGCTCCCCGGGACTACAAGTTTGATGCTGATGATGCCGTCAAGCGCATTGCTTACTGGGCTGGCATTGGAAGTCGGGAACCGAGCCTGGACCGGTACGCCTCTGTGTTCCTGTGGCGCAATGGTAGTGAAGTCAACGACAACCTGAACCAGGATTCTTTCCGACTCCCGTTGGCTGACATCATCAACAATGAGCCTTATCTGATCTACCACGCGGTGTATTCCGCAGCTGCACTTCTGTCCGGTGCCCACGGTGGCTTGCCGAATATCCCCGACGAAGACAAGCAGCGCATGATCCCAGTTATTGACGAGATGTATGGGGCAATGGCTGCAGCGTTCGGGGACGACAACCTGGTTTCGCCATTCCAGGAAGGTGGGGGACGTTCCCCGAACCAGGACCCAGTGACAACCCTGGCAATGGAAGATGACTGTGGATGCGAAGAAGGTATCACCGTGAATGATGATAGAGAGCTACAGGACGTTGGCGTGCAGTCTGGATACCAGCTCAGTCAGATGTTGACCAACACAGTGACTACGACAAACGCTGTCACTCTCCCAGCCAATGTGACTATCACCTTTGGCCCGATGCCGCCGTCATCAATGCGGAACCCATCAAGGTACATGGACCTCCAGCCTGATCCTGATATGAAGAACACCTATGGACCAAACGGATGCCATTTCGACAATGGCTTCTGTATGAAGTGCGGCTACTAACCCGCTGCCGTACTGGAGAAAAGGAGTAGTAATGGTCGACAAGACACCGTACGGCAACGTCAAGTATGCCGATACCGGTTTCCAGCCAGATGGGGTCAAAAGGTACCCCCTCGATTCGGAAGAACACTGCAGAGCCGCATGGGCATATATCAATATGCCAAAGAACGCTGCCAAGTACGATGCCGATGAGTTAGAGATCGTCAAAGGCCGGATCAAGAAGGCGCTCAAGGAGTATGGTGTCGAAGTCGCTGAGGATGAGGATGACTCAGGGGAAATGGCAGTGGGCGTGGCGGATCAGGACCAAGCCGCCTTGCTCGCGGGGGCGGCTCCATTGGCACCGCCGTCCGTTTGGTTCTCTGATCCCGCATTCCAAGCGCCCACTAAGTTGACCATTGACGAAGATGGGCACGTCTTCGGACACTTGGCTCAGTGGAGGATCTGCCACGTAGGTGTCGGCAGGGCTTGTGTCATGGCCCCCAAGACCCGTACCAACTACAGCACCTTCCGCCAGGGCAC